GCGAGCAGTCCGAGCAGCCCGAGCAGCGCGAGCAGTCCGAGCAGTCCGAGCAGCCCGAGCAGCGCGAGCAGTCCGAGCAGTCCGAGCAGTCCTCAAGCGTCGCTAACGCCGCTTTCGCGGCTTCCTCGCTGCCCCACAACTCGATGGAGGCACGGTTGCCGTTTTCACCTACAATCCACGTTCGCATTTGATTTCTCCTTTTTGCTTTCACTCCCGCGGACCAGCGGCGGGCTAGGACTTCAAAACTCGCTTAGCGTCTTCGTTGAACCGACGCTGTAGCTCTTGCTCGTGTTCGGACCACTGCTGGGCGCGACGAAACAGCGTGGCCACGGTGACCGGTTGACGCACAATCACGGCGAGGTCCAACAGCCCGTAGCCCTTCTTGTGGAGGTAGCGGGCTAGAATCTCGATGTTGGCGGGGGTCATCGTCATTTCACGCCGGCCTCCATAAATCGCTCCTCGCTCGCGACCCAAGCAAGGAGCCACATCGTTCGGCAAAGCGTTCGGTCGTTCTCGCTGAGCTTGTTACCGCCAGCCAATTCCCACTCGATGCCGGCTTCCTTTATGTCGCCGAACTTCACTGGTGAGTCGGTCATCCCTTCACCCTCGCTAAGTAGTTGATGAGGTCTTCGATCTGGTCGGGGCTGGTAAGCGACGCCTCAAGCTCCATGTACACCTTGGAGTCAAGCCACCGCGTTGCGTGGACCTTCAGCCACTTCGGCTTTGGCGCGTCCATGAACCTGTCCGCTAGCCGCTCCATCTGGCAGCGCGGTTGGTCGGCTGGGTCGTTGCGGTCTAACGGGTGGTTGGCGGATGTTTGGCTCATTGCGTGGTCCCGCCTTCCTTAGCCTTAGCGTGCGCCTGCGAAAATACGCCCCACCTACTAGCACGACCACTCGATCGAGCCAGCCCCATCGTGATAAGCGACTCCCAACTCTCTTCGCCCGAATCGACCAGGCGTTTCGCGCCGCGATAGCACGCATTGCACAGGCCGTGTGCATTCACTCGCTTGCCACAGCCGTCGATCACGCACGTGTCGTTTTCGTTGCTCATTCCGTTCTCCTTTGGGCGTTGGGGCGGGGGCGGGGGTGTTATTTGGAGGTCTTCATGTTCACGGCACCAGTACCACGCCGCCTGATGTTGATGAGCGTTCGCAGGATCACGTCGTCTGGAATCATCGCGTGATTCACCTTGCGGCGAATGACGTTGCAGAACTCCTTAGCGCAATCCGGGTGCATGCAAAGCTCATCGCCGCTCCATCCCTTCGTGGCGAAGGTCGCGGTGAACTCGTCAACGATGATCTCGCGAAACTTATCCGCACCCATCGTGACGCCAATGTCATTGAGCGTTTCCCAGAGCTTCTTCACGTTGCACTCCTAATCAGTGGCCGCTGCGTGTGTCCGAGTCGAATTCGAGCCTTTGACGCGAACGTCTCAGATAGCTCGATGCCGATATACGAGCGGCCGGTTTCGATTGCAGCGGCACCCGTTGTTCCGCTGCCGTTGAACGGATCAATCACCAAATCGCCCACGTCGGAAGCGCACTCCACGATGGGGCGAACCAATGCCAGAGGCAGTTGGGTTGGAAAGTCTGGAAGCCGCTCGACGGCGGTTCCGAATAGCCGGGGAATCTGCCAAACGTCGTCCCAAATCTTGCCGCCTTCGGCAGCGCGAGGGTCGTTGTATTTGGTTTGGCGATCGCTCGGCCGAGTCACCGCGTCACGATTAAAGACGAAACGCTTGGGGTCTTTGACGCAGTAGAAGATGTGGCGCGAAGTCCGATTGAACTTGTTGCTGCAATTAACGCCGAACGTCTCGTACCACTTAATCCAAGAACGAATCGTCAGCCCCAGTGATTTGAGGACGATCGCGTACTCGGCGGCGTACTCGTCATTTATCATTACCCACAGCGAGCCGTCGTCTGTCAGGCAGTCGCGAGTCGCCCACAACCACTCGCGAACCCACTGCATGTACTCCCCATCAGTGAGTGAGTCGGCTTTCTTTCCCTTGCCGTAGTCAATGCCGATGTTGTACGGCGGGTCGGTGAACGCTACGCGAGCCTGGACGCCGCGATCGAACAGCGATTGCAAACCCTCCAGCACGTCGCAGTTGAGAATTTCCCAGCGAGTGCCGTCGTCGCTGCCGTCTAGTTCGACTTCAACCTTACCGGCGATGGCTGGAGGTTGTTGTTCGCGGATGGCGGCGCGGAGGCGAGCGGCTGACCATTCGTTCTCGGCGGCTTGCTCAAGTACGGTTTGGCGAGATTCTTCGGGGAGTGCCGCTGCAATCTGATGGTGGGCAAATGGAAGATTATCACTACGTAGTGATAAGTCCGGATATCGCTCTGCTGTCGACTTGAAGTTCCGCAGCGTGTTTGGCTTCAGGCCCAGCAGTTCGGCAGCCGACTCATACTTGTCGCCCCACTTGTGACCGCCGAAGCGAAGCCAATCACCAATCCACCATTGGTGGCCTTGGACCGACGCCTTGATCTGCTCGCCAACGCCCTGCCATTCGTCGAACGACATCTCGTCGCTGAACTGCAATCCGTTCGGCAAGAACGTAACGCGCGCAATCGCATCCATGCGGATGCCTCCATGCGGTGTGAGTTGTCGGACGGCGACACTCAGGCTCAGAGGCGAGCTAGAAGTGTCACTTGCTTTAGGTGTGGTCTAAGATACACGCTGGCGTGCGACTTGAAAAGTGCAAAAGGCCGATTCCAGAAAGATTTTCTAGAATCGGCCTAAGTCTATCGCTCGATTAGATTTGGATTGCCCATCGGTGGTCGCTTGAACTTTTTCGCGTCAGTCTCGCGAATCATCCACTGCTGGCCGACTTTAGTGGCCGGCAGCTTTTCGTCGATGCAGTAGCGCCGTACCTGGCTTTCATCAACGCCAATGATCTTGGCGGCTTCCGAAGCCGTCACGTAACCAGGGATGTTTGACACGGTACTCATTTCCCCTAAGATACACACCAGCGTGAGACAATGCAACAACGGAGTGGTCCTAGGCGCAAGTGACTTGTACCTTCGGGGCCTCGCGGTATCCCGCCACTCCGTTGTTGCTTTGCTTTACTTGGGTGCCGTTAGCGGTTCTGCATCATGGCGAACGCCATGTCGTCGACTTTCTTTTGCAGCACGGAGAACTCGTCTCTAGTAGCCGTCTTCTCCCGAAGCTGCTCTTGAAGGTCGCCAACCGTTTGTTCCAGCTTTCGTAGTTGTTTTTGCAGTTGCTCAACTTCGCTCATGACATTTCCTCCAAAGGGCTGCCGGCCGATTAGGTTTGGCGACTGAGTCGGTCGGCAGCAGTTTTCGATTCACCCCGCCCCCCATCGGCTTTCGCAGATGGCCGGAGCGGGCAGCTTGTTTCGTTTCCTCGGCCTCGCGGCGTCCGGCGTCCCCCTACTAATTTCGTGCCAGCCTCGCGGGGCGGGCGTTCTCGTTTTCTAAAGGATTGACCTATGGCCTCTGGAACCATCTCCGTCCGCATCGAACCAACCTGTTTCGACCAGTCGGCCGCCGGCCAGGCGATCGCCCGCTACGTCGCGGCCCGCACGGAACTGGACGCCTCCGTCCGCTCGCTCGCCGAGACGTTCGGCGTCAAGGTCGCGGACACGCTACTCGACGCTGATTCCGGGAATGCCCCTGAGTGAGTCTTTGATTTGCTTGGTGACGAACGCCTTTGCGGCGTCGCGCGCGGCGTCCATCGCCTTGCCGTAGTTCGTGACCGCGCCGCAGGCGGCGCACGTCATTTCGGACGCCTCCGTAAGCGGCTCGTCATAATCCCATTTGGTGCCGCCGCATGAGCAGCCGATCTTGGCCGTTCCGATTTCCATAAATTCCCTCGTTTCCCCGCAGAATCCTCGCGTTTTGGCGACTTACTTGACCCGACCGCGCACGCAATTAAGGTGGGAAGCTCCCACCACCTTCGACTCCGCACCGCGTTGTAAGTACACCCCACAGGAGTCGAACCTGTAACCTTCGGATTCGTAGTCCGATGCCTTACGAATATTCGTAGATATTTATCGAAATGTTACGCCATTGAATCCGGTCTATACCCCCACGTAGCGGGGTAATTACGATGAGGGAATCTTCTCTTCTCGTCTCCGGATTACTGTTTGACGAAGGCCGCTGGACGGCCACGGAACGGACCACGGACGGCGTACCTCCCCAGGAACGCCATGATAGACCGCGCTGAAGCCTACTTGCTTTCCCGTCCCACCTGTCCCCAGTACGCCCGCCAGATTCGCAGCCGCACGAAGCTCTTTACCGCGTGGCTTGCCGGGCGACAGCCGACCGCCCGACTACTCAATGAATATCTCACCGGCCTAGAGCAACGCGGCCTCAAGCCGGAGACGGTGCGCGGCTATCGCACGTCGCTGCTCGCCGTCTTGAAGTTCTCAGGCTGGTCGCCGGAATCGCCCGTGCGTCACGTTCGGATGCGAGAGAAGCAAATCGACTGCTACTCGCTAGAAGAATTGCGGCTGCTGATCAAGACTGCCGAGAGAATGGACGGCACGCTCCCCAATGGGATGGCATACCGCGACTTTTGGCCGCTGGCGATTCGCTCAGGCTATGGAACAGGGCTCCGCTACGGCGACTTGTTCGGCGTGCCTACGGGAGCCATTCAGGCCGACGGCGTCTGCCACGTCACGCAGAGCAAGACGGGCAGGGGGGTGACGGTTCGATTCCCCGCCGACGCGATGCGGTCGATTCGCCGCCACGGGCTCGCACAAGCCGTCCCGTGGCCCTTTAGCGGCAACCAGTTCCGCACAGAGTTCAAGGCCCTGATCATCGCCAGCGGCGTTAGGCGGGGCTCGTGGAAGTGGCTGAGGCGTTCGGCGGGGACGTACATGGAAGCGGCCAAGCCGGGCTTCGGCCACAAGCTACTGGGGAACGCGGCTGATATCTTCCGGCAGCACTATTGGGCGTTCCGATTGTTGAATCCAGGGCCGATCTCGCCTCCGGAGCTTTAGCGCCTCACCACCTCCCGCAGCAGAATCCCCGCGACGATGAGCGCCGCTCCGCCGAGGATCTTCGCGATGACGAGGAGGGCGGTCATCACTCCCCCGCGATCTCGGCCCGCGTGGAGCCTCGCAACACCTCGATCGCCGATTCCCAAGCGGCATCCAGCATGCCGAGCGTGGGGGCGATGTCGCTCGCGTCGAAGTCGGCGGCCGCCATAAAGACTTGGGCGTCCGGGACGTTCTCGACGATGATGTTCGGGTGGGACCGACAGTAATCGACCATGCGGTCGCGAAGCGCTACGCAGGCGGCCTTATACTCGGGGCTGAAGTCGTCCATCTTCACTCCTGGGGGATGGGCTCAGTTTGGGTCGTCAACTTCTTTGACGATAATGCAGTCGCCTTCAGGCGAGTAGGTCCAACAATAGCGAGCATCGTCCTCCGGGCTATTAACCTCCGCCCAGCTTTCAGGGAATCGCGATTTCCACTCTGCTCCCCATTCGGTGGCCCACTCCATTCCCTGCGCGACGGCCTTTCGCTCTTCCTTGAAGAGCGTCACTTCTGGGTCGGTGTGTCGGTCGACAACAATGATAGCCCACATGCCCCCGATTCTACTCCCCCCTCGCCACTCCGCCAATCACTCCGCGGGCGGGGCGGGGGGGGGCAACGCTTTCCACCACTTCCTCACGCTCGCTGCGAGGCGGCGGAACGGCTTCACGACCCAGCGGCCGAACTTGTTGAGTCCAATTTTCCGCTCCGTACATCCGCACGCGCCGGAGAGTCCGCAGCTTACTTTCCATTGCCGCCATTTCCTGGGCGTCATCTTCACGAACGGGATGACGTATCCCTTCGCCAGCGCCCACGCCATCCAATCTCCCCATCCGTACTCGATGCGCTCGCGATCATGCGGCGCACGCGGCTTGCGGCGCTCCTCCTTGGAGGGAGGGACGTACCATTTCGGCCTTGGCTTCGGTGCGATGCGGCGAGGCTTTGACATAGTGTTGCCCCTAGACGGCCACGGTCACGGTTGCTGGCACGTCGCAGACACGATCAATGCCGCCCGAAAACACTAAGTCGAACGTGTGACTGCCGCGGCAACTCGCCAGTGCGTCTTTCTCCCAATAATCGGTCTGGCCGCCGTCGATGACAATCGTGAGCCGCCACTTGTCGACAAACTGACAGAACACCAGGGTTATGGTGACTTGAGTAGAGAAGCCGTCGCGGCATGGCGAGATGTCGAATACTTTTTGATAGTGACAGAAAACGCCAGTAAGACCGCTCGTCACCGTATGCGTGCCGTTGATGCTTGAGCAAGCGTCGCAATCGTTTGCCGCAACGTTCTCCGCGAAGCCGCTAATCGTCACCGTCGCAGTCTCTGGCAAGAACTCTTCATCGCAGCAGGAGCATGGGTTCGGCTCGCAGGTCACCTCCATGACGACCGAGTCGGTGCAGCCCATATCGTCCGTGACCGTCAGCGTCACATCCCACGGTCCTGCGTCGTCGTAGCAATGCGTCGGATTCTCTGAGGTCGAAGTGTCGCCGTCTCCGAAGTCCCATAACCACGAAGCGATTGCTCCGCACTCTGCTTCAGCCACGCTTTCATCATTGAACTGAAAGCAGCAGGGGTCGTCGTCGGTTTGCGTATAACTGAAGTCCGCCTCGGGAGCGTTGGTTGCGCAATTGCACGGGCAGGGAACGCTCGTCTCCAAGAAGTCGGTGCAGCCGCTGCTATCCGTCACGGTCAGACGAACCGTCCACGGACCGGCTCCCGTGTAGCAGTGCTCGGGGTTTTGCGACGTACTGGTGTTCTCGTCGCCGAAATCCCAGAGCCACGATACGATCTCTCCGCAATCGCCGGGCGTCGAAGTATCAGCAAACTGGACGCAGCAGGCGTTGCCCTCAGGGTCGGCCGACGTTTGCTCGCTGGTGAAAGATGCGGCCGGGCCGTCCGTTTCACAGTCGCAGCAACAGGTGCATTCGGTTTCCTCACCGCCGGCAATCTCATCACTCTCGTTGATGAGGATGTCTTCAGTGACCGGATCGGCATAGATGATTTCAGCCATTGTTTACGCAGGCGGCGTGCAAGCTGCGACCTTATGCCAGTGCGGATCGTCCGTGCTGCCTTCGCCGCTCGCAGTATGCCAGTCGACAACCATGCGAACTTCAGTGCCGCCATCTAGTAGGCCGCGGAGATGATGGAGGAAGTTGCCGCCGTCGCCGGTGTCCCACGCGGTCTGTAAATCCGTTCCGATCGAGAAGTTGAATCGCGCGTAGATCGTTCGTCCGCCGGGCGTGTTGATCGGCGGATCGTTCGTGACGGTGATCGTTCCGGTCGGCAATTGACCATTGACGGCGACAGGCTCGGATAGCGTGAAAGTAGGCGTCGCTCTCGTTACGGCGCCGGTCGTTCCCTTGATGGTGATGTAGTCGCCCGGCGGATTAGCGACGTAGAACTTCTTCCGCTTTTCGTCCCATAACGCCCTGAATTTTTCTCCCGAAAAGTATTTGCGTGATCGAACTTTGAGGATGTCCCAAATGGTGATTGTGCTATCTACCGGCTCCAGGTGATTTGGCGACGCGCCCCACCAATCGTCTTTCGTCATCACCGCAGAATCTGACGACAACGCCCAGTCCGCGTTCAATGCTCCCTCGACCCACCGTGCCGGCGAGTCCATCGTGACGATCCAAAACGTGAATCCATCCTCAATAGAGCCCACCAAAAGACACCAGCCGCGACTTCCGATCTGTGCTTCGTGCTTCGCGGGGGCGCGGTCCGTGAGCGTGATTGCGCCTCCTGCTGGCGTGTCGCTCGCATCTAGAATCACTCCAGCGACGGTCGAGGCGTTCCAATCCTTGGCAGCCGTCGTCTCGAAGCGCAGTAAGTAATGAGTACCACGCGTCAACGGCACGATAAAGATGTAGTGCTCTTCGATTTCATCGAAAGATATGAGCCATAACTCGCCTATTTGTGCGGCGGGCGCTACCAACAAATCGTCGACGACGGTTACGTCACCAGTATCCGGCAACCGCTCCCCGCGGAATGGCTTTCCGTAAATGGGGCTCGATACAGGCGTGCAATCCGTACCGCCCGTGCTATAGGCCGACGAGAGGGCCACGACCATGAAGTGCGCCGGCCCCTGCATCGTGATGATGCGGAAGCCGGGCACGCCTTCGAGAAAGTCGTCGGTGTATCGAACCGCGAAGCCGCGGTAGCCGATTTTTCCGTAAAACTGATTTTGGTCGTCGACGACGTGAAAGGCGGGTGCGCCAGTGTCGAGCGACCCGTCAGCGAGGACGGGCTTGGCCAGCTTCGACGAATCGCCGAAGCTCTTGTTTTCGGTCAACTCAAAATAGATGACCTGGCTGCCGGCCGTCCCGCCGCGCTCAGGAAGCCACTGGCTATTGTCCTTCCGTTGGAAGAACTTCACCCATTGATTGTCGGTAAACGTTTCGCCGTTGACGTTCTGAAACGTGCCGGTTCCTCCGGTTGGGATACTGCCGACGAACGGACCGGTCGCGTTGTCAAACGTCCCGGTCGGATCGCCGCTGGCGACCGCGCCGACTACTTGGGCGTAGATGACGTTGCCGGTGTTCGGCGGTCTCACCTTTCCCAGCCGTACCGGTGTCCGCGCAGCGGAAATCTCCAGAGCGGCAAGCCGGCGAGATGCATCGCGCATCCAGTCGTTTTCTTTTGTGCTCATGCCAGCCCCGCGATATCGAGTTCCGCGAAGCCGGCCGAGATTGAAGTCCCGCCGCGCTCCAAACTGTAGGTAATCTGCGACACAACCGCGTTCACCGTGACCGCCGCAGCTCCGTTGCCAATGACAGTGATGAGGTCGCCAACCTCTACAGGTGCCTCGGTGAGCGCCGACTGGATTTGCACGTCGGCCCGCTCGACGCCATACCACTCGAAGGCGATGCGAGCGAATTGCTCGCAGAGTTCGCGGTCGTCGCGCAGCGGACCGCCACTGCTGACTGTCTGCAAGGCCCCGTTGTTGATGTCGTAAACGGTGTCGGCCGCCAGCCAGTCGAACCTCGCGCGCTCGCCAATCGAGATATAGAGTGTCTGCAGCGGGTCGCTGTCGCCGTCGGCAAGCGGGTACTTGGCTTCACAGAATGCGTCCCACTCACCGCAGACGGTGCAGCGGATGGTCGCATAGTCGACCAGCGGGGCTTGCTCGCTTTCGGCGTCTACGTCCGGGTCGAAGTGGTTTTTTGCCAGCGAGTGCGGCATTCCTTGCGGCGGCGAGAACTGAATGCCGGGCGTGCCGTCGAGCACCGTAAAGCTGAAGCCGCTCCGCCTCTCGCCGTCGTCGTTCGTCTTGCCGGCCGCGTGCGTAAACCGCCAGGTTCCCTCGCCGTCGTCGTCGACCACCGCGAAAGGCCGTTGCCACTCGGAATAGATGTTGTCGGGATCTCGGGCCGTCGGCGCCGTCGCGTCGTCGTAGTCGTATCCGACGCGAATCGGGAGCGTGCGAAGTAACCGCAGCCCCGGCATGGAGATCGGAGAGACGCCGACGATCGACACCGACCCTTGCGGGACGGTCGGACATGCCGGCGTGCTGATCGACGGCACGCTGCCACCATCATTGCTCGCCCCATTCCATGCGGGCGGAATCTGAAAGCACTGGTAGACCCGCTCAAATCGGTTCCCTTCGCGAAAGGCGTCATTGACTTCCGGGTCGGCGCCCACGGCCGCCTTGTAGGCCGTCTCGTCAACTGCCCGCCAGCTTGGCTCCAGATTCCCCGAGGCAATCGAGACGGTGAACACGGCCCGCCTGCGAGCCCCACGGCAGACGACGTTGTCATAGCGGCGATCGCCCCGCTGGTTGACCGTGACGCGCCATTCGGTGGCGTCAGCGTCGGTCAGGGCGACTTGGCTCGAAGCGGCCGGGAGCGTGCCGCCGCCTGGGATGGAGATTGGGGCGGTGGCCATGCTGTCGACGATGACTTCGGCCTGGTTCAGCGCGTCGTCGTACTCGAGCCGCCACTGCAGGCCGCGGCTGGGGCTAATGAGGTCGTTGAGGGCCTGCCAGACGGAATGCCCTTCGACTTCGAGCGTGGGTGTGAACGGCTCTAGGTAGTTTTCGTTAGTCAGAACGAATTCGCATGGCTCAAGGTTGAGGTCCTTGTCTTTTGGTTGATAGTCCTCAATCAGGCTGCGAGCAATGTAATCGCCACGCCACAGGATGGCGTCGTCCTTTTCGCGGGCAAACATGAACAGAGAGCCTGTTCCTATGCTATCGCTAGAGCAATTGCCGCGGTTCTCGTACTCCCCCCCACGCCCGTTGCCGAATCCGGTGTTGTACCCAATGGCTCTTTCAATGCGAGTCGCGCCATCAATCGTGCTGTAGATATACGAATAAGTGATCGTCTTCCGCATCAGGAACCATTCGAGGCCGACAGCGGAAAAGTTCTGCGTCCCGTAAGCCTGCCGCGTCCCGCCGACGTCTTCTAGCGGGCCATAGTCACCGCCCTGTTGCAGCACGACAAACACCCAACTTTTCGAGATTGAGGGAACGGTGATGCGGACGAACTTGCGAACCAAATCGAGCGGTGGTTGGTAGGTGGCCTCCGTCTCGTCCTCTCGCGCCATCGTGCCAAATTCATACCGCAGGCTCGCGGAGTTCAAAGTCGGGGCCGCGCCTTCGATTAGCGTCTCGCAAACCAAATGCGGCTGCTCAGTCCACAGAGCGTCAGACAGCTTGTTCTTCGTGTAAACGAAATAGGGGACCGAGGCCGACATTTAGCTTCCCTGGTGCTGGACGGTCCACAGGCAGACTTGCATGACGGTTGCCCCGGGGATGATCGAACCAATGACGTTCGTGACCGCCCGGGCCTGAAGCTCGACCACGTCCAGAATCCGGAAGTTGCCAAAGCTGACGGAGTGCTGGACGATCACGACATTCCCGCCGTCCTTCATTTGGACGTAGGCCGAGAGGGCGTTCTTGGCTGCGGTGAAGCTCGCGACGTAGTGCAGCGTCTGGATTTGCACCGGCCGACCGCGCACGCCAGTAAGTCGCACCGTCGACCCGTCTTTGCCCGGACGTGAGAAAACCTCCAGTTCTTCGGACTCGGGCTGCAGGCTCCCGCGAATGTCCTCGAACTCGTAGGCGTCGATGGTATTGGTGTGGAAGGGCATTTGGGATTAAGCTGTGAGCATGAGCGAAGGGATCAAACCGCCAAAGGCGCCGCCGGTTCAGGTGACGCAGGTGAAGATTGTTGACATTGACATTCCGTTTGGATCGCTTTGCAAAGTCGCCTTCAGTTCCATCGCCGCGATATTACTGCTCGCATTTGCGATTGCCTTTGGGGGATTTCTGATTGCGTCGCTCGCTCGCTTGATAATTCCTTAAGTCATTCAGGGCGAGTCGAGACTCTAGCTCTCCCCTGCTGCTCGATCTTCTCTAGCGATTCCGCTTGCCGTCGCTGGTAGTCTTCAACGAGGGCAGTAACCTCTGGCGAGAACGCGGACATTTTCCCTCCCGTCCGGGCCTTTGTTTCTTCAATCTGCATCTGCGCTAATCTGATTTCCTGATCAGAACCGAGGAGGTCATGCACGGACTCGTAAAGACTGCGCATTCCGCCGCCGCTTCCTTCAGACGCCAAAACTCCACGCCGCTCTGCGCGAATCGCCTTAATAACATTTTCTCTCTCGCTCAAACCCATCGTCTTGGCGACCTGCGCCTCACCTTCCGCTCGCACGCGAACTCCGGCAGCACGCAGTTGCCGGTCGGTGTCTGGCAATCCGGCAGCCTCGCCCGCCAAGTCCTGACCTTGCGCACCAGACACGCCGCCCATCAAAGCTTGGAGCTCTGCGCGGTTGTCTCGCAACGTGCGGAATGCCTGAACTGCTTCAGAGCGGTCGCCCAATACGCCGCCAAGCCCCTGTCTCGCTTCCGGCAGCGATGCGATCCGGTCAATGATCGCCATGCCGCCAACGCCGTCGATTCCCTTCAGTCCTGACTTTTCAGTTTGCCGAAGAAACGCGGCAAGCTGCGTCCCGCCTTCCTCGATCGAGCCTGACGACTTGCCGAGAATGGTTGTGGCGGCAAGTAAGAACTCGTCGCTGACGCCCAGGGCCTTAGCCGAACCGCCGGAGGCCGCCGCGGCGATTGGCAATTGCTCAAACGATCCAGGAGCCGGCCCCGCGGCCTTGAGCGACTTGCTCATAAACTCGCGGAAGGTGCCGACCTCGCCCTCGCCGAGTGCCGTCTTGAGGGCGCTGTAGGCTTCCGCGGCTCCGCCCACGTTCGTGAGCGTACCGGCGGCCCTGATGTTTGCCGCAAAGCCTCGGTCGCGTTCGTTAAGTCCGGCGCCGGCCAATTGGAACAACAAAGCGCCTGCTTCGTTCTCATCCACGGCGGCGCCCTTTGCCACCATGCCGCGTGCTTCAGCGATAAGGCGCGCGTTCGCCGCCTGTCGCTCAGCCGGAGTGTTCCCCTCGTTGGCTGCCAGTTGTGACAACGACCCTAGACCGGCGCGACTGCGGATGGCCTGCTGGGCAGCCTTTTCACGCTCTGCAGCGTTCTCGCGAAGCGCCTGAGTTCCGAGAGAAATAGCCTGCTGGACCGACAAATAGCTTGCCGCCAGCATCATTACCTTTGAGATAGGACCAGGTCCAACAGTGGCCTCTTGTTCGGCGCGATACTTTGCCGTGGCCGCCGTAACCTGATCTTGCGTTAGCCGCTGAGATTGAAGGTGCTGCTGAAGCTCCTGTACCTTGCGGTTGTATCGCTCCTGAGGGTCGACCAGTTCCTTAATTCGCTGCGCTTGCCTCTGTAGCGACTCTTCAACTTTCTTAGAGGCCGCCGTTAGTTTCTCGGCGCTCTTCTCAGCGGACGCCAGGCCTTTGTCGACCTGACCTACGGCGTTGACCGCCCCCGCGGCCGATCCTTCGAGTGTGAATTTCGCGCTCATCTACAGTAGCTCCAGATTGAGCGCCATAACTTGCGCCCACGACGGGGCGTGTCCGGGTGCTAGGCCGCGGCTCCATCGGACAAGCTCGCACCACTCTCGGTCGATTGGTCGCAGTTCCTTTTTTTTTGATCCATCCAGTCGCTCAACACGTCGTAGCGGGTGGCCGTGCATACGATGGCAAATGCCTCTTCAGTGCCGACGAGCTCTAGGAAATCCAACTCCGACGCTCCGACGACGTAGTTTGTTTGCAACAGGGCAACGACGGCGCGACCAACTGCCCGATCGTCCGGCCACTCCCCCTGCTCGCCGGCGGCGACAACGAACATCGCGTCGGCCAGCGGGGCGGTGAGTTCCCAAAGATGAATGTGCTTGGCGGTGGGCTCTGTACCTCTGGACAACCCACCCTGACCGTCATCTATCCAAGCCGAGGGGAGTTCGCTAATCCACCGCTCTTGCGCACCGTCATAAACCCGCACGACCGGAATGTGCCACTTGCGACCGTCGGCAAGGTCGCAGTTAATGCCGCGCACGAACTTGTCTCTCGCCAAGTCCTCCGGCCCCGGTTTCGCCTCATTCCAATACCCAACCCAAAGCTCCGCACGCCCCTCAACCGTCGGCAACTTCCGCCACGTCTGCTGGTCAGGAAAATACCCGACCCGTTTCCCCTCGTGTCGGGCTGGGTCCGCGAAGACGAGCCCCTGCGACTTGCTAGGAGAGTTGCTGTTGACCTGGACGCACTGAATGCCGGCCGGGAACGCATAGGCGAGGCCGAGCTTGGCGACGCCCTCTTTGGTGAGGGTCCGCTGGTCGCCAGAACGGAAATACAAGAATCCACATCCCAAGATTACACCGTCGGGTCAGTCAGGATCTCTAGGGTCAGATTAGCCACGGCGGCAGATGCGTTCGTGACATACAGGGCGGTGATGTCCACTGTGAACTTCAGCGCGTCGTATTTGTTCGTGTACCAGATGTACGGGATGTTCGCCTTGAGGGAGAGCGAGTTGCCGCCGGCGGCGTTGTTGCTGTTTGTCTCCAGCAACAAGTCTTGGTCGCTAAGGATGAAGACACCTTTCACCTGCGACACGTCGACCGAGAGGGCCACCAGCGTGTCGTTGGCGATCGGCATCGCTTCGGAGATGGCAATGCGAGTGCCGGCCGTTAGCGTGTTGAGCTGGCTGGTGCTCTCGCCGCCGATGACCACCTTTTCGGTGAACTGGAAAGAGTGGGACATGGTTTACTCCGATTCCTTCAGGTAGTCGGCTTCGTCGTCTTCCGACCACGCCGGGGTTAGTTCGATCTCCGTCGCCACGAATGGATGGTCCACTCCCGTGCCGACCACTGGCGTTTCCAACTCCTCGCTCGTCGCCTTACGGCGCTCGTAGTGCTCGACCATGAGCAGCCGAAACGCTTCCTGCCCGCCGGCAACAAGCAGCCCGTCGTCGCCGCACAGCGCGGCCACAGCGGCCTTCTCGGCGTCGTCCAGCGCCCAGGCAGACCGCGGAGCCTTCCCGCAGCACGCCAGCACGCGAGTGATTCGTTGGTCTTCGGTCATGGGGGCGTCGTGTCGTAGGTGGAGGACAGGTCGAACAGGATCGGGGCATTGGTCCCGTCGTAGGACGCTGCGATCCGCAGTTCGTTGGTTGCCCGCTGATTCGAGGCCGCGTTGACGATGTTCTGGGGCGTCAGCAGGCCGGCGATCGTGATGCCGATGTGGACCGAGTCGCCGAAGTCTTGGAAGCTGCCGGCGTTCTCTCGAGCGATTAGCTGCAGCTTCGTGTCAGCATGGCTCGCCGAATCGCTCGCCGCGGTGAGTAGGGCGTTCGTCAGCTTCGAGATATCGCGATTGCGGATGGTCAGGACAGGTCGAACGGTCAGCACGCCGATTGAGTCGGTCCAAATCGAGCCGAGCGACGGCGATTTCTCCGTCTTCGAGATGTTGAACTCCAGCGACCAGTTCTCCGTGTCGGGAAACGTCGTCCCGCCAAACGCCGGAAGCCCCAGGGCATAACGCTGGGCGAGCACAGGCGAAGGCAGAGCAACGCCGTCGGTGCGCGTGATCGGGGCGTTCGTGCCGTCGGTGATCGCGTCGAACATGACGGTCAGGGCCGCGTCGCCCTGCCGGTCGGCGCCAAGCGAGCCGAGCGTCAGCAGACCGTCGTCGAAGCGGTCGCGGATGTGTGGCGTTCCGCTCAAAGCATTCTGGCAGTCGGCGATCTGGCGGGTAATGACGTCGAACCGGGTCACGTCGAACGCCGAGCCAACGCATTGCCCAGCCAAGCCGATCCAACTGAGCAATTCGCCGACGCACTTGCTGGTGAAGCTCACCGTCGGGTCGAACTGCACAACCGATTGAAACTCCTCGTAGAACGAGCCCGACTCGTTGCCAGACACCTGCGTATTGGCGTCGATCGAGATGCTGCTCGCCGAGATGTGCGTGGCGGCCGATGCGCCGTCGTAGAGCGAAACGCAGCCTAGCGTGTATTGCTTTCCCATTTGGTCCTCGTTAGGCAGCGACTTTTGTTTGACGGGTGGCGCGGAGGCCTGCGGCGCGAGCGAGCGAGTTCCAGGTTCGCGTGAAGATGCGTTCCAACTGCGGAACCTCTGTTGGGTTCAACCGAGTCACCTCGTCCCGCATGTCGATTGTCTTGCCCTTACCGAAGTTGAAGGCTGGCGCGTTGATGATGGCCTGACCGACGTAGGTCGTGTAATTAGGGGCCTTGGCCTTGATGTTCGGAGAAGACAACGCGCGCTCTCGGCTTCGTCCGCCGAACACTAACGGCTTCACTTCGCCAATCGCCGGCGGGTTGTCTTTGCCCCACGATCGACGGGCTCTCTTCATGGCGTTGTAGCCGTCGTCGCGCTGGCTGTAGTTGTAGCGCAGATACGCGATGTTCTTGAAATGGAGCGGCAAGAAGTGCTCCCACCAATAGCGCACGCTGGCCTCGATCGCTTTGCGGCCAATCTCTTGGAATCCGCGCTTGCCGATCGTGGCGATACCACTTTTAGTGATTTGAACTCGGATCATTGGTCGCTAACGAAGTCGCCCCAGTTCAGTGAGTAAACTGCGAAGATGTATTCCCCCTGCGAGGACTCTTCTGGCTTGCTTGGAAAACTCGGTCCCTGAATGCGCCTCAGGTTTTTGATTCGCGGACAGTTGCGAGTCGCTAGCCACGCTCCAATCTCATTTTCTAGCGTCGAAATCTTGTCGAGAAAAAACAGGTAAACGTCACGCTTATCGCCCGCCTCGCTCTGCCGCACATAGCGGCGAATGATCATCCCGAAGTCGCCGACGGAGCTAACGTTCCATCCTTCGACGATGACCGACTTGCTGTCCTCCATCGGAACGAACAGTTGGAACTCGACGAACTTGGTCGCCATCTCGTCTTCGGTGAAGTCATCGGCGTCCCAAGCAACGTCTTGAGGCCCAATCACCGTCTTCGTCAGCACCTTGGCCTTCTTCTCGGCGTCGGTTCCTGTCGCCTCCGCCAGCGAATGCGCCGCTGAGCACTCTGCAATCAAGTCCTCCAATGCGACGAGGGTTTTCGCCTCATTCCCCGTCGCGGCGCTGTTGTCATACAGAGGCACTACGCAACTCGTTTCCGGCAGTCCGCGGCGCCCGCGTGAGAGCGAGCGTCACGAAGACGTCGCCCCACACGCACGCCGCAGCGTCCACCATCCATTTCCCGTCGCTGTCCTCGACGCCGGCGTTTCGCTGCGGATGCAGGATGCCTTTGGCGGTCAGCAGCGGGGTTTCGATCTGCCACGTCTTCATCTCCCGGCGGACCTCGCCGTCGGCCGTGAACTGAATCTCGGACCGAACGGGCGAGGGAATGCCGGGGAACTGGTAGGGTTCGACGCCTTCCGGATGGGAGGGGAGTCGATACTTCACGCCCACGAACGCGCCCGCCGCGTCCTTCTCTCCGAATTGCTGCATGAGCATCGGAGCGGCGAACGCGGCGGCCATGCGGTCGAAGTCGCTCACGGCTAGATCGTGGTCGACGCCACGCTCGCATTCAGGTCAAAGTCGGCCGTAAGTGCGAGCGCCGCCTTAGCTCCGACGGCGATGCCGCACGATTTGAGCGAACCGGCGACGTCGGTCAGCATGTTCGTCGAATCGTCCCAATACAGGAGATCGCCGTCAGCCCAAGCGTCAGCGGAGGTCGCGAGGCCCGTGAATACGCCCGTCATCTGCAACGTGTAGTCGTCGCCAATAGCGATCGGCTTCGTGCCAGAGACAACGCCGTAGCGGGCGTTCTGTACGACCATATCGCCGGGCGAGAGCGCACCAGCAGCGGAGAACTTCTTCAGGAACTCCGCATTGCCGCCGTCATATTTCAGAGAGGCTTGCATGTTTCAATTACTCCTTCGGTTGAATGGCTTTGACGGCGGCTTGAAACTCTTTCTCGCTCGCCTCGCCAATGCCATTGATCGATTGAAGACCGTCGTTCTCAGTGCCGTATTTGATGGCATCCGCGACGGTCACCAGTTCAGCCTCAGCAAACGCTGCCTTGGCGTTCCTGCTGATGTCGAGCGATGCGATCTCCGTCTGTCGCCAATCGGACGGCGTACCGTCCGCTGGCTTGATGACAGTCTCCACGGGCGGGAAGTCGTCCACCGCCTGCTTGAGGTTGAGCATGCTAGTCAGCGTGCCATCCGGAACGTCCACTAACTCCTGCCCCCGGAAGAACTGGACGCTGTGATCGCCCTTGTCCACCCAGATCGAATCGACGTTGCAGTAAAGAGGTGTTTTCATGACTCACACCCGGCTCGCGGGCTCCGTTCAATGAATGGGAACCAGACGAACTACGCCGTGGCCTTGTGCCAACCACGCCAATCAAGGGCCTTGGCGCCGATGTCCATCTTGATGTCCCAGCCGATGCCCCAGCGGCCCTCGGTGAGAACGAACGAGCGGATCTGCGGTCGGCGACCAGCGCCACGCAGGTAGCCGACTTCGATCGTGTGGGCCGAGGCCATCGCGGCCAAGTACCATGTCGTCGCACTGCCGGCGCGAACCGTTGCGCCAGTGCCGTCGGTCGGATCGACGACGCCGTTCTCCAAGCGAGCGTCCGTCACCACGACAAGACCCTTGCCGTAGTTCGGGTTGTTCTCCGGCTTCGTGGCGCTCTCACCGGTGATTAGCAGGCGCGAGTTGACCATCACGTCGGCGGTGTCTTCCAACGCCGGCGGCACGATCAGGAACTTCGCCATGGGATTCAGATTGCGACCGTTTTCGGTCTGAATCCGCATGGCTTTGCGGGCGGCTTCCAACTTGCCGGCGGTCCCGAGCGCTGCTGTGGTGCTCAAGTTCGCGTGGGTTGCGTGGAAGAGGGCGACGGAATCTCGCATCGCCGCGTTGGCGATGATCAGCGAGTAAATCAGATCAGGTCGCAACTGACGGGCTGCGACGCCAAAGTCCGCCGGCGTGAACTCGTTCATGGCGCCGAAGGTGTCGTCCTGGATGTCCTGGTCGTCGACCACGAATTGCTTCGCATAGCGAGCAATCTTGTACGTCTCGACCACGTCTTCGAACGTCGCATGATCGGCCGCACTTCCCCGCGGGAGCTTCTTGAGGGCTCCGCCATTGACCATGCGAGCTCGCTCGTTGGTCTTGAAGTTCGGAACGTCAGCCTCGCGCACCCAACCGCCAGTAGTCGAGTCGGGCGCCACTTCGAACGCGGCCAGAAGCTGAGAATTCATGTTGGTCGTATAGATCGCCGACAGCGCGGCGGTGCTAAACGACCGGGCGTAAGCAACCATCAGACCTTCCCGGCCCGCCGGCAACGTCACCTTGTCGATGACGGCCGCACGACGCAGGATGTCTTCCATCGACATGCCGCGAAGCTCCCACGACAGATCGGCGGCCTTTTCAAGCTCGATCGCCGTAGCTCGGCGCTGAAACAGGTTGCCTCCCGCATCGCTTCGAACCCAATGCTTCGTGGGGTCGATGCCGCTGCGGTGAAGCATCGCCGCCTCAAGGATGTCCACAGAGATCCCAGTGACGCTGCTGCGAGAGTGGCCAGCCGGCGCCGTCGGCATGTCGGGCGACACGTCCGCGCGAGTGCGGGCCTTGTGGTCCTCGAAAATCTTGTCGCGGGCGACGTCGGAAGTGATCTGCGGATCGTCGAGGAGTCCGCGAACGAAGTCGTCCGTGCATCCCGCGATCGCTGCGTACTGCGTGATCTCCGCGCGGCGCTTACGCTCTGACTCGGCGCCTTGAGCAAGCAGTCGCTTTTCCAAGTCGCCGCCGAGGCTCGTGCCGTCGCTACCGGGAACCGGTGGCTTGTCCACGGCCAGCAGGGTATTCGGATTAGCAGGGTCGTAACCGATTGCACGAATCATCAAATCGCAATTCGTGCGAGCGGCGTCGTCCGCCTGGTTGTAGTTGAGCGCGCACGCGATGCTGGACTGCAACCCGCGGCGAGCTTGAAAGAACTCCCACGCCTGCTCGTCAGTGGCGTTGGCGTCGAGGCCGATGCTGCGGAGGTACTGAAGCAGACGCGGGTTCATAGGAAATAACTCCTCTTCTGGGGGGCGTGATTGCCCAAACGTGAACGGATTAACGCCAGCGAATCGGCGCCGATGGAGACAACTGAAAGCTCGTGCGCTCGCCACTCCGTCGAGATGCGGAGAACGCGGTCGCCTGCCTGGTACGTTTTGCCGTCAATCTTCGAACGCTTGCCGGCGGGAATGTCGACGTAATTGAGGACCTGATAACCGATTGAAACGGAACGAATGTGGCCATCCTCGATGTCCTGCCACACTTGCTCGCGCTTCGCATTGCCGGCGACGGCACGCCCGACGAATCCGCGGCCAACCCACTGCTCGTTTTTGCGGGTAAACGCCCGGGCTGAACCAAGCTGGTCCGCCAATTCAAATCGCATGTGACTGTCAAGGAGCGGGATCTGCGACGGGAACTGCCCACCTTTGGCGACCAGGATCTCGTCGATGATGTCCCACGTCCTGTAGTCGCGCATCATGGCCGGCGTCTCGGTCGCGGCGACCGCTTCGAAGCTACGCTCTTCCTTGTTGATGCTCTGCGAGCGCATCTCTAGCTCGCTGGCGCCGCGAACGAATAGTCCGCGGTCGCACATGAGCTTGTCGAACTCGTCAATGCGTGACGCTAAAGCGGGCATTGGGCTTTTTCGCGGGTGGTTTCTTGCTGGGCGGCTTCGCGTCCGCCTCTTCGTCTTCTTTTGCGATCGATCCGGCGCTGCCGGCGTTGGCCGGAGCGGGCGGAAGCTTCTTATCCTCGTTGTCCTTGGCACATCGCTCACGGGAGGCTTGAACCTTTTCCCAGTCCAGGCCGAGCTTGGCGGCGGCTTGCGCCTGTGAGATCAAACCGTCCTCGATCATCATGCGAATGGCCGATACGAACTTCTCGATGTTCGCGTGCGCGGGGACATTCCAGGTCCACACGAGATCGAACTTCTTCGGAATCCCCACCATGCCCTTGAGAACGAGCTCGGCGATGATCCCGTTGACGATCGGCGTCATGCTTCGGCGTTCGATGAAGCCCTGAATGCCGGCGACGCCATCGCAGTAAACCGTCCCCTCGTACTGCGCTGACGAAAAGTTTGCGTCCGCGGCGGTCAGGAAGACCACGAGCATCGGCATGTGAATTGGTCTGCCGAGTTCCGCGCCTCGCTCATGGCGGAATTCGGTGTACATCGCGCCGGGCTGCGTTGGATTCAGGCCGGTAAACTGCCACCCTTTCGGAGCGACGTTGATCATGTCCGGTTCGAAGTCGACGCAGGTGCTGTCGATCGGGTCTGGATTGATCTGCGCATCGGCGCCTTGCGACTGAAGACCGACGGCGAGGCCCGCGGCGTTCTTTGCAGCCTTCATCACATATTGGTCGTACTGCCGAAGATCGCACGCCGTTTCCAGCGCGCTGGTCAGCATCGGGTAGCCGGTCAATTGTTCCGGTTCGATCGGAATAAAGCAGTGCTGAACGGCGGCTGCGGGGATGGTTTCGTAGTCGCCGTTCGATAGCGTGTACGCGCCGAGTTGCTGCGGCTTGTCGATGTAGTATTCAACCGCCTCGCCGGTTTTCGGATTGAGGCGGACGCCGAACGCGACATTAGGATCGCCGGTGAGTTGAGCGGGCGAAGCGAGGCGCCGCGCGTGAACCGTTCGCCAGCCGTAGGTGATCGGCGAAGTGGGACGGCGCACGTTCGCGTTGACGTTGACGTAGGAACCGGCGAGCAGGAGCCCGTGAACCCACGTCTTCATCACCTCCACGCCGCCAAAGCGGTGTGAAGGATCAGGATCAGCCATCACGACCTTGAACGCTGACTCGACGGCCTCATTAAAGGCGTCGTTGTCGCTATTAACCTGCAAAAGCGGGCCGTTGCGCCCTACGACGTCGTCTTTGAACGTGTTGACGACGCCTTCGAAGAGCGGATTGCTGGAGAATTCGAACGCGCACCGAGCCTGCAAAACTGGCAAATCGCCGGCCAAATCGGTGTTAATCGACTCGCCGTGAGCCTGCGCGAACTGCTCGCGGTTCAGCCGCGTCGGCTGCGCGGCTTGGAACCGTCGCAGTTTCTCCGCCGGCATGATCTCAATGCCCTTGCCGGCCGGGGCGTCGTCGACTGGCGACGGCTTCCGGCTGAAGAGCCTTGAGATAGTGGCGGTAATTCCCATTTAGTCGCATTCGCAGCCGCTGGGGCGCTTGCTATTCACTCGAATCATTCGGAGGACGCGATGATCAGCCGTTAAGTCCCTCTCGCGCTCAACTCGCACCATCAGCGTTTCGAAGTCGCGGAAATCAAAGCGATGGCCGTCCTTCTCTTGGCTGATAACGCCCGTATCAATGAACGTTTTGATCGCCAACAACTTGATATAAGCCGCGGCGTAGTCAGCTGCTGCAACCAGCGTGACTGCGTCGAGGCGCAGTTGCTCAACGGTCGCGATCAGGTCCGCAGTGCTGGCCATGACCGAATAGTAAAAAGAAAAGCCGCCCCAAAAGGCGGCTTGTTTACAGCGACTGTAATAGAATCAGCCTTCCACGCTCTTGAATGTCTGTCCGCAGGCGTCGCACTTGTGCCAGCGATACTTGCCGACCGTGCTGGTAACGCGGGGGTTCTTCGCCTTGCAACCAGGATTGGGGCATTCGCAGCGAGTCGTTGTGTAGACGACGCCGTTGACCGTCGGGCCTGGCGGCGGAATGCGTCCAATGCTGAAGCGATGCTCGCAGAAGTCGCACGCGAACTTAGCCCACGGTGCGGGTGTCTGCCCCGCCTCAACGATCGCCGTCGCATTGCAGCCGCATTTCGGGCAATCCGGCCCAGCAGCGCGTGTGAGTCCTACGCTCATTGCATCAACCTCGCGTAGAAGTCGCTCGGCGAGTCTGAGGTGTCGTTTTCCGGCACCTGAATTGGCTCGGGTTCGGCAATTTCGCGAAGCCGATAGCCGTGAATGTCGCCCATCACAAGGGCCATTTTGAGGGCGTCCCCAAGGTGGTTTTGGCCGTTTTTGACCCACTTTTCGACCAATCCGCCCTTGGTTGGGTCCCAACTTCGCTTCAATTGCTCGGCGGTCCAATGATTCGAAACGCGATCATGCTCGTTGGGCATGTCCTTTTTGTAGAGCGTCAGCGCCCCCTTGCTGCCGGGCGTCGCGCGCAGGCGATCTTGCATGTGCAAGAGCCAGTAATCGGCGTTGAAGGTGACTTCGAACAGCCGCCGGTGGAGGTTCAGCTCCGCGAACCACTGATTGCCCACCAGCGGACGGGCCTGGCTCACCTGCATCGGATGGTTGTAGCCGCCGTTGTTCTTGCCGACTTGGCGCCGCGAACCGCCGCGGCCGCGCATCGGCTTCCAGCGATTGCTCCAGCCCCGGCCGAACGTTCGCACCGCAGCAGTGACCTCGTCCGGCATGTGACCAATGTCGACGCCGACGCCGTCGGGCAACCGAAGGCCGTCACTGCCTTCTACGGGGAAGCCCGCCAGCACAGTCGACTCATTGAACTCCGTCAACGACCGAATAATTCTGGTTGCGAGCTCGTCGTTGTCCTGCCGCTTCACGTCAAAGGCGCCATAGGCCGGAACGTGCAATTGGCCGTTCTCGCGAAACGCGACGGCGACCCACCAAGCCGTCCAATCGCCGACGTCGACGCCGATCGTGACCTTCACCGTATCCGCCGGCAGCAGATTCTTCCGCCACTCGTCGGTTCGCTTGCGGACGACTTGCGCGCTCAAGGGCTCGTTTTCAGCCAGCTTCGACTTAAACGGAACGCTATGAGCAAACTGACACAGTTCCTTCTCGGCGTTTTCGCGCTCAGCCGTCCCTTCTTCGAGTTGCGAGGCTTTCCATTCGTCAATCGCCGTGTCGGCCGCGTCCAGCAGCAAGTTGTGCCAGGCGTGCCACTGGAACCACAGCGTCGAAGTCGGCGGTAGGTCGCCGACAACTCGGCCGTTCTTGTCGACCGACTGCCCCCAATGAACAAGACGGCATTCCGCCATCGAAGCGCGTCGCATCTCGTCGTTGATGAGCTTCGAGCATGCCGGGCAGATAAAACACGCCCGATCAGTCGCCTCTTGCTCCGTTTCAGCATCCTGCCAGCCGACTAAATGATTGCGACCGGGGCAGATGTACTCTCCGCAGAACGGGCAGGGCGACACAATTCGCGAGCGAGTGCTGATTAGCTTGTCGTCATCGTCATTTCCGCGCGCCCGGTACGGCAACTCTTCCTCGACCGTGATCGTTCCTTCCACGATCAGGCTCCGCTCGGCACGCCGAAACGATCGTTGCCGAGCCTTCAGCTGCCGGAGCGGATCAGCCTCCACACTCGCCTCGGCGGCTTGAGAGAAGCCGGCGGACTCTGTCACGCGGATTCGACGGGCAGTGTAGCCGGCCTTTGCGGTATCCTGACCGCCGCGGGACATGATCTTGATATCGACGCCATTGCCAAGCGTCACGCGGTCTTTGATGCGTCCGCCACGGCTGCCCGGGCCTTTGTCCGGAATCAGCCACATCAGATCCGGGGACTCTCGCAGCGTGGGCAGGAAATCCTTATCCCACTTGTCCGCTGCCATGTCTGCTTCCGGAACGCCAATCAACACGTCTTCTTTCAGTTCAACCACGTCGCGGAGGGTTGGAATCACGAATCCAGAGAGCGTCTTGCTCGACTGCGACGGCCCCGTAATGTGAATCTCCGGCCACCGGCCCGAGTCCAGTTCGTCGAATAGAAGGCCCGTGAACGGCTGGCGATCGACGCGGAACGGCTGCCCGGCATAGGGGCCAGTCGCCAATCGGATGAATCTCTCGGCAAACTCACGATGCGACAACGGAATCCGCGGGCGGCAACGAACGAAGAAGTCCGCAAACGCCTCATACTTCGCCGTCCGTCGCTTGGTCGTGACTGTAGCCATTGACTTCGAAGATCGAATCGCCTTCCTTTGCCAGTTCGTCGAGGGCGTCAACCATGATCCTTTGAGCCTCGGTGCTGAATCGCCCCAACAAGCCCAACTTGTCGCGGAGCTTGTCCGCGATTCGCATCAACCCATACCGGACGTCGCTGACGTGAACTAACTCCCCGCGGAGCTTCTCGACTTCAAGCTCGGCCTTGTCGGCGTTGGCCCGCTCCCTTCGGTCCTTGTGATCGATTCCTCCGGAAGGCTTTCCGTTGACCCGTCTGGGATCGCTCTTCCAAGCAGCCCACTCGGGCAACCAGAGTGGAGCGTAGATATAAATCCGTGCCGCACGTCCACTGCCGGTCGAGTGTTCAAATCGATGGCCAAATTGCGTTCGGATGCGATCGAGCATGGCGCGACCGATTCCAAGCTGCTTTGCGAGCTTTTGGAGAGTCGTCCAGGCCTCGTCGGACGGATCGTATGGTGGAGGCGTTCCAATGACTTGACCTAAGGTGCTATTACTACCGGACTTACAAACCATGTGTGTAAAAAAGTGGGTTGATCGCGGCTACGCCACACTGCCCGGGGTGGTTCCGGAAGGACCCAAGGCCCCCCGGCCCCCCCATCCATAAGGACTTACGTCGCGTCAGCATCGCCCTAACTCCTTGCGCTTGGGTCAGCAGGAAGGCGTTTGCATCGCAGCACATCGCTCGCCACGCCACTCCAATGGGCCTCAAGGATCGACTTCACTTGCTCTTGGTCGTATTCATCCGAAGGCAATTCGAGTCGCGATGCGAACTCTCGACCGTCTGTCATTGTGAGGCTAATGCGTGCTTCAATCACCCAACACCTCCACATCGAACACCACGTCCACAGTCGTCCCACTCTCCATCGTCACCGGCAATGTGATCTCACAGTCAACGTCTACTGTGCCGTCCAACTCAGTCACCGCGTAGTAATCGCGAGGGCCTTTCTCTGCCCCCTGCGTAACACTGCCTGCCGAGATTGTGGCCTCGCCTACCGTCTCGACGAAGTCCTCCTTGCCGAACAAAGGGCTCATATCAATGAAGGCATAGACGTTATTGACTGGGCCTGCAGTGAGCCTGATGGGCGGATAGCATTTATAAGTTCCGTCTGCTCTGCGGCTGACTTGGATCGTGGTAAATGGCGATGGCTTGCGGTTGATGCGTGGCTGGGACGTGCCGCCAATGCCAGTTAGGTCCGCTTCAGCCGCAATCGTGGTCGCAGGCAGCAGCGGATCAAGGGCGTCGGTCGTCGCTTTGATCGACGTTACCTCAGGCCCCGCCACGCTCATCACCGCGGACGTTGCATTGACGGTAGTCTGCACGTTATTGAGCGTGGCTTGCGTGGCCAGCGTCGTGAGCCCGCTTCCGGTCGGCCCGATGCGAGCGAAGCTGTCGCCCGTTTGGGCGGCCATGCTTGTCCCGTTGATGGTGAACGCCCCGGTAGAGGTGAGCGTCGAGAACGTCGTCGCCGCGTTGGCTCCGGCGATCAGCACGCCGCCCGATGCTCCGGGCGCAGCGTCAGCAGGCAGAGCCACGATCGTCGTTCGGTTGGCTAGGTTGGTCGTGTCGCCGGCAAGCTCGCGAATCGCATCGGCTCCAGCCGCGGCGATGATGTTTTGCCCGCTGATGGCAATGTGCGTCCCGTCCGAAAAGTAGTTTGTATCGCTGGCGGCGTTAGGGTCGCTGAGCGGCGTGAACGTATGCGTCACGCCGTTGATCTCTTGCGTCGTGCTAGAACCAATGTCAATGACGTAGTCGGCCCAGCCTTCGCTCACGGCGTTGGCGACAACCAGGGCGTTGAACGCCTGTCGTGCCGTCTCGAATGAGGCGGTATCGATGCCCCCGCTGAAACCCGCGTTGCGGTCGGGGATGGTGATGACGATGTTCCGTATCCTCAGCGCGTCCGACTCCTGGCACTCGGCCTTCAGTTGCGCGTAGGCCGTTGCGGCAGTCGTCCCCGAGCCAAGGGGGTTCGTCCCCAAAAAGAAAAACGCGAAGTTCTCGCCCGGAACCATCACGGGCCGCAGGTTCGTATCGGCGTCGACGATGCTCAGGCCAGAAATCCCAAAATTATGCGGGACGGTCACGAACTTGTCGGAAAGCAGCCGAGAGACGGTCAGCGGCCAAGGGTGTCCGCTGGCCCCGATGCCTTTGGTGAGCGAGTCGCCCACGAAGAACGTCCCGATCGGCAGGCCGGTACGGGCCGGCGGTCGATGGTCGCCAACGGCAATCCCGTAGTTTTTAGCAACGTAGGTTCCCAGCAGGTTCAACTGATCTTCCGACACGTCGCCCGCGTAGGCGCACGCCAAGCTCATATGGCCGGTCGTTGGGAACGACGCGCCGGCCCCGCCAAGCGTCCATTCAGTCGCGTTGCTCCACGCGGTCGCGGTCTGATACTGGTCGCTCGCCAAATGGCCGTTGATCCAAATCCGCTCATGGATCATCTTCATCGTGTTCGACGCGGTTGTGCCGTTGCCGAGGTACTCGACCTTTTGCTGGACGACGATCAGGTAGGGCGTCGCGGCGGCGATTGCCCCCGGCCCGGTCCCTGAAGATCCCGAGTAAGCGTCGCGAATCACTCTCGCGCCGACCGTTCCGCTCGGGAACAGCGTCGTCGCGGCGTTAATGTCGTCGCTCACCGGCCCGGCCTTGTAGCCGAGAATACGGAAGCCATCGACGGCCACGGGCTGGACGACGTAGACGCGCGTCGAGGTCGCGTTGCCTTGGATGTTGCCGACGGTCGCCCCTAGCGTCAGGTTGTCGTTGCTGCCATCGAACAACATGCTGACGTAGGCGGAACTGAGGCCCGACGTCTTCCGCAGCGGGCGGTTGCCGGCAGTCGCTTGAGTCGCGTTAAAGCCGTTGCCCGACAGATCGGGAGCAAAGCCGACGGGGTCGTCGTTCGCCGTCGCGGGCGTGGCGGTCCCCGCCGAGTCTTGGTAGAGGCCGCCGAGTCGCGGCTCGATCCAGAACAGCAGGCCGGGAATTTGGGCCGGCGCCTCGGGCGCGAGGCTAATCGTCTCGGGAACGACGATCATCCCCGTCACCACGCCTTGCACGTCGACGTTGGGGACTCCGGGGCGGAAGGCGAGGTCGGGCAGGTCAACTCGATAGCGTCCGCCGCCGACGTGAATGATGCCGCCATCAGTGTGAGCCGCCCCAGCCGAGCCAAGATCGCTTTCGGTCAGGTCGACGGCCGCGGCGCCGGTGCGAACGTATTCCAGGTCCAGGCCGCTCGTGGCGCTCGTGACGCCCGTCTCGGCGGAGCCGTCGGTCGCGTCAATGATGCGGACGTAGGCGCTCTTATCCGTCGAGCCCGCGGTGTAGGTGCGATCGGCGAAGGCCGCCGGCATGGCGACCAACAGAGCGAGAATGGAAGCTAGGTATTTCATGGCGCTAAGGCGTAGACCCCGTAAGTGGCGAAGTGGCGCTCTTGCTTCTGCAGCCGATCTGACAACTGCAGCAGGATTTTCGGGACAGCGGTTTGGCTCGACCAGGGATAGGCCAAGCCGTTGCCGGAGTTGTACATGAGGGTGCGCTGCGTCGAGTCGGGGAAGTTGCCCGCGAACCAGCTAAACTCGTCGAGAATGCCGTCCATGTAGAGCGTTTGGCCGGGCGACGCCCCCAGTCGAAACGAGCGCGTCCCGTCAAAGCTCCCCAGCGTGTCGGCCTGCGTGACGGGCGTCCCGTTGTTGATCTGCAGGTTCATCAGGTCGGTATTGGCGTCGTACCAGAAGGCGACGAAATACCAGGTGCTGGTCGAGATGCTCGGCGTCGTCGACGTGAGGTCGCGGACGAAGCCGCCGTTCTGCATCGTCCAGCGGATCGTGGTGGTCGTGTTGAACCACAGCACCCACTCGCGGCTCGAATCGCTCGCGGCCTGCCAGCCCTTGTCGGCAATGACGCCGCTGACGGTTTCTGGGCGCACCCAAAATGTGCCGCCGAAGGTGCGATTACCGCCCGAGAGATCCGCGTTGTCGGCGATCTCGGCATATTCGGTGTCTGTCGTCGCTTCCCAATCGCGCCCGCCGTTGACCTTGCCGGTCGCGGCGTCCATCGTGCCGCTGGTTTCAACCAGGTTGTAACCGTTGACGACGTCGACGAGGTTGCCGCTCGCCTCGTCCATCTTCCAATGGGCGACGGGGAGCGTCTGGGCGGCGACGGAGCCAACGAGCGCCGCGACCAGCAGCAGGGCGACGACCGCCACACGCGGCGGCGGGATGCAACCGCGAGCGACGACGAGCCAGCGACG